TTGAACTTTTAACTGTTCCTATGTTTTTGTGATTTGATTTTTTATTTGCATTATCTTTGTAAGCAATATAAGGAACTCCAGTTTCAACTTGTGACTCATAAATTTTTTTCCATAAATCTTGAGCTTTTATTTTTTTACCAAGGCCTAAATCTACAGCTTTTTGATATTCAATTTCAAATTCTTCACCATATATTTCATAAAAAGGCTTTAGCCCAGCCTTTAATATATCATTAGGACAAAATAAATAATAATCAGAATCTTCTTTTACTGCTCTCATAAAATTATCTGGAATCCATAAAGCCGTAAAAACATCTCTTGCTGCAAACTCGTCCTTAGTTGTATTTTTTCTGACATCCATAAGGTCAAAAACATCTTTATGCCAAGGCTCAATATAAATAGCTGCCGCACCAGGTCTTCTACCTTGTTGGTTAAAAAATCTAAGAGATTCATTTATAATTTTAATATACTTTAAAAGACCTCCAGCGTGCCCTCCAGTCTTTGAAATTCTTGACTCTTTACTTCTTATGTTACTCATACATAAACCAATACCAGCCGCATCAGCAGAATAACAAGACACATCATTTATAGTTCGCAACAAACCCTCTCTAGAATCTCCGTCATTCATATGCAATACACAAGAAGCAAGTTGAGCATTCTTTGTACCTGAGTTAATCATAATTGGAGTAGCTGGAGATATTAAATGGCTAGATAAAAGTTCGTAATATGCTACCGCATCTTCAAAAGTATTTGTTACCCACAGTGCAATTCTCATAAACATATGCTGAGGTCTTTCTACAGTAACACCATTACTATTCTTCAATAAATATGTTCCTTCTAATGCTTTCCATCCAAAGTAATCAAATTTAAAATCTCTTTCAAATTTAAGCTCTGCTTGAATTTTATCTGCGCCATACTTATCTATAATATTCATGAAGTCGCTATTCAAAATGCCTAAATCTCCTAAGCTTTTCATTGTTTCATAAAAATTTTCATTTGTACTTTTATAGAAGGACGAAATAGCTATATTAGACGCAAATAAACTATAGTCAGAATGTGTACCAGTATAGGCTGCCGAAATCTCACAAACTAATTTGTCTAGGTCTGCCGTTTTAATTGAGCCTTCTGTTGGCATTGATGTAATAACTTTTATAAATATTTCATCAGGATTTATTTTCAATCCTCTACCAGCTTTTTTAATTCTGTTTTGTATTTTTTTAGGGTCAAACGAAGTACCCTTACCATCTCTTTTTTGTATTGTTAACATATTTATTTTTTTTTATTTTTTAAAATTCTTCATCAAAACTAACTGACCCACTTAAATCAGCCTTTCTATATTCAACAGCACGACCTTCAAAGAAATTTTCTTTAGATTCTAGTGCAATTTGCTCCATAAACTTAAATGGTTGTTCAGAGCCAAATTCTTTTTTGCATCCTAATTTAACTAATAATTGGTCTACAATAAATTCAAGATATTGTTTCATTAAATTTGAATTCATACCAATCATAGACACTGGTATAGACTCTGTAATAAATTCTTTTTCTATATTTAAAGCTGAAATTAATATCTCTTTAATTCTTTTCTCAGATGGTTTGTTTACAATATGATTATTAATTAAGTTTATAGCAAATTCACAATGTAAATTTTCATCTTTAAAAATTAGTGTATTTGCTTTACATAATCCTGGCATCATACCTTTTGACTTTAGCCAAAATATAGCTGAAAATGAACCAGAGAAAAATATACCCTCAACCGCTACAAAAGCTATTAATCTTTCAGCAAAAGATTCCGAACTAATCCAATTAAGCGCCCACTCTGACTTCTTTTTTACTGGCGGCAGAAAATCTATAGCTTTAAAACATTCATTCTTTTCTTTTAAATCTTTTATATACGTATCTATTAAAAGAGAGTACGTTTCAGAGTGTACATTTTCCATCATTATCTGCATTCCGTAAAAAGATTTAGCTTCTGGATATTGTACTTCATTTAAAAAATTAACTGCTAAATTTTCATTAACAATACCATCGCTAGCCGCAAAAAATGCTAATATGTTTTTAATAAAAAATCTCTCATTGTCATTTAACTTTTCCCAATCTCTATTATCGTTTGATAAGTCTATTTCTTCAGCACTCCAAAGAGATGAAAAGTGTGTTTTATAGAAATTCCATATATCTTCATGTTGTATTGGATACATTACAAATCTGTGAGGATTTGATTTTAAAATAGGTTCCTCTAGTTCGTTAAGGGTTTGTTTTTCTTGCATAATTTATTATTTAGTTATTTTTTAAATTTGTGTTTCCCTTTAATTGTTCATTAAATAAGTTTAAGGTAAAGATAAATAAAAACAAAAAAGATGTTTCTATAAAAACTTATTCACTTTATTTGTCAGCGAAAAGAAAATTATTAATTTCATCTTCAACATTACTTGCTGAAACATCTTCTTTTTTTATTTTTTTATTGGTTTCTTTATTTTTTTTTGGCATGATAGAAGATGCGTCTAAAGGTTTAATGTCAATAAATATTTTTGATGTTTCAAAAATAGCATCTAAATAAAATCCTGCAGCGCCATTTCTATTTTTTAATATTCCAATCTTAGCCGCATTTGGATTTGTCTCTAAATCATCTGGGTCTCTACCTACAGATATTACTATATCTGCAGCTCTTAATGCTCCAAGTGTCTCACCAACAGTACTTAACGAAACTTTATCAGTATCCATTCCAGTTCTGTTTGTTTGAAGAGCAGACCATATAGGAATTTTAAACTCATTCGCCATTCCTCTGATTCCCACATAGATACTATCTAAAGAGTGTCTTTTTTCGGCAAAACTATCAAGAGGCTTTAATAAATCGCCATAGTCAATAAACACAATATCTGGTTTAAAACCATCAGATGTTTCTAATGTTCTTAAATGAGACATAAGGGTATTTATAGTCGCTTGGCCAGTCAGAAATTCTTTAATGATTAGAGAGCCTCCAAATTTAGCAATCTCTTCTGTACGCTCCTGTATGATGTCTGAAAAATCCCATACGTTTTTTAATCCTATTTGATTTATACATGCATCAAATCTTTGACCAACAACTTCTTCTGATAACTCAAGAGTATAGTATACAACTTTTTTTCCTATAAGCAAAGCTGTAGATGCCCCTGCTACTAAAAACATTGATTTTCCTCCACCAGTTGGCGCTAAGACAAATGCCATTTCGCCACCAGCAGCACCTCCTCCAATATATTGGTCAAGAGTTGGAATAAATGATATTGGGTCACGAAAATCTTTTTCAAGACGTTTATTTACATCTCTTAAATAATTATGCCCACTTTCTTTTGGCTCACCAGCCTTAATAGAATTTTGTAACTTTGTTATCATTGAATCATAATTGTGTTTTTTCCAATCAACAACTAGTTCAAATAAACAATTTTTTATACTTCTCTCTTTAAAGAATCTATAAGCAGAATCTTTTACGTGATTTACATTCTCTAATTTAATTTCTTCAATTTTTTCTATAAGACCTAAAAGATGGTCTTTATTTAAACCTTTTTCTTTTTCGTTTATTAAATCTTTAAGAGTATTGAATCTTGCAACCTCTCTATATTTATTAAAAAAAGTTAATTCATAATCTAATAATATTTTTTGATATGCATCAAAATAATCAACTTGAACAATATCAATTATTCTTTCAGGAAATCCTTCTCTATCTGAAATAAAAACATTTAAAAATCTATTTTGATAATCCACATCAAATGGTTCAATATTATCATCTTCAAAAAATGATAATACTCCACTTAAATCTTTGGGGGCCTGAGCTGTCTGAGTTGTCATTCTTTATTTATTTAAATCGTTCCAAATTTTCTTTTTATGCATTTCATCTATTTTTTCTTCCAACTTATTTGCTATGTCTTTAAAAAAATAAAAAAAACTCATATCTTCATCATCCATTATTTCCTTTGCATAATCAGGTATCTCTATTGATTTTTGATGAAGAATTTTTCCCTTATATTCCATCTTAAAAACAATATCGTCTTTCTTTAAATTAATTTTTTCTAATTTTTGAAATATTTTTTTATCGCTCATATTACATTTTCATTTTGTTAGAGTATTCTTTTTCTTTTGTCATAAGAGCATAAAAAGGAGAAAAATATACATCAATATATTGAGAACCTATATGTATCATTAAACCTTCTTTTGTTGCTAAAGATATTGCACTTAAAATTTCTCTAGAGTCGTCTAAAGTACCGTGCTTAACAACATCAACCAACTTTCTTGCTTCAGAATTTAAAAATGGTTTTTTTAAATTCATAAGTTTTGCGTTTCTATATAAGATGTGCTCGGACTCTATAATTTTATCATATACTTTTCTCTTTCCTAATTTTTTATCTTTTTTGCACTCATAGCACTCTTCAATTAATTGCTTATAAAGATATTTATTTTTTGCGATATTAGGAAAATATTTTATTAACGTATTTCTAGTAATACCATTTACTCCGCCAAT